AATCTCACAGAGCCAGCCGCCAGAGGACAATTTCCTAACTGACATCAGGCAACCTCGCAATAAATACCGACAATGCGGCCCAGTTGCTTGATCTCATCAATGCCACATTCAAAAGGGACTTTGCCGCCTGCTATATGCAAACGCTTGCCGGGCAGCACAGTAAGCTCTCTTAAGCTCACCGCGCCTTCAACATCTACAAGCCAGCTACCGTCAGCTAAAGGTGCATCTTGTTCAACGATATAGCTTTTGCCATCGGTTCTTACGCACATTGCGTTTTTTAAGGGCTTGTTGAAAAGCTCATGACCTACTTTGAAAGTTCCATTTTCTGAAATTCGACCTTCACTTAATGTGAATAATGGCAAGGAGATGATATTGCTCAGGTTGTCAGACGATGCGTTTTTGTTGCCTTCTCCAGTCATGAGCCACTTGAGATCTGCACCAGTTTCAAGTGAGCAATGAACAGCGAAATCGTAGGAAAGATTGCCGCGGGTATAACGATTCTGTAGGGAGCTGGCGGCAATCTTGAAGTGATTTGCAAGCTGGATTTTCTGCGTGAATCCGTAGACTTCACAGATCCGGTTAAGCAGTTCTTCGTTGTTAAAATTAGCATCTAACATTAATTTTGGAATCCATATGTTGCGTGATACTAAAATTAATATTAGTATCGCTGTGAAAGATGGTGATTAGTGGCAAACGTTGGCAAGCATTTGGAAATCACTGTCTCAAACTCTCAAATGAGGAATCATGCAATATGGCTTCTGAAATCGCAATCATCAAAGTTCCCGCGCCGATCGTCACTGCCGAACAGTTCGCCGAGCTGGAAGGCGTATCCCGTCGCACCGTTTATCGCTGGACTACCGGCGACAACCCGCAACTGCCTATCGAGCCGCGCACCATCCGTAAAGGCTGTAAGAAGGCAGGCGGGCCGATCCGTATCTATTACGCACGCTGGAAAGAAGAGCAGTTGCGTAAGGCGTTCGGGCATTCCCGTTTTCAGCTCATTATCGGCAGCTAATTCACATTAAGTGAATAGGGAGATTCGCACATGTTTGATTTTAAGACTTCCACCCATAACCACTATGACGACGCCTGCCGCAAGTTTGCGCTTACGCACAACATGACGGAGCTGGCGCAGCGGGCAGGTATGAAAGTGCAGACCCTGCGCAACAAGCTGAACCCGGATCAGGTTCATCAGCTGACCGTTCCTGAAGTGCTGTTGCTCACCGATCTGACCGAAGACGCCACGCTGATGGACGGCATGCTGGCGCAGCTGCAATGTCTGCCGTGTGTGCCGGTTAACGAGCTGGCAAAAGAGAAGTTTCCGACGTACGTGCTGAAGGCGACCGCTGAAGTCGGGCATATGGCCGCTAACGCCGCGAACCCGGAGCGCATTACGGCAACCTGCCGTCGCGGCATTCTCGAAGCCGCTAACACCGGGATCCGCTGCATTATGCTGGCAGCGCTGGCCGTGCAGAATCGCGTTCACTCTAACCCGACTTTAGCCTCAACCGTTGACGCTATCAGCGGGCTGGGTGCTTCGATTGGCATCAGCTGAGGGCGTACGATGATTTCATTTGCGGCACGCCTCAAGCGCCAGAGTCCGTCAATGACATACGGGCATGGCTGGATCATGGGCGAGAACGGCAAGCGCTGGCATCCGGTGCTGAGCCAGCAGGTACAGGCAAAAGAGCAAAGAGGTAAAACATGGCTATCGAAGGCGATTCAATGCTGGTTGAGCTTACTGCCGGCCAACGGGTTTCGGCGCTGAATCACGTTGCCTTAATCCGCGCGCAGCTGATGGGCGGCAACTGTGAAAAAGATATGACCCGATTTTTCTCTGAAATGCGCGATGTGACAGACAGTAATTATCAGGAAAACAAGCGTGCGCTTAGCGCGATTCTGTTCCTGGCAAACATCGGTAAAGACAGACACGATGTTGATTTTAGTGAACTGACTACTGATGAAAAAACGGCGCTTATTCGTGCAATGAATCATTTAAAAGCAGTCGTGAGTTTATTTCCGAAGCGAATGGCTCTGCCTAATTAATTAACCCCAAGCAAATAAATGGCGTAAACCCGCCGGGCATTGTTTTGCCTAAATTCAGGAGAAAGTGAAATGCGAAATATCGAGACACTTAAATTTGATGCTGACACTGAAGCGCTGGCAGCAATTATTAGTAAGGCGCGGAGCGAGGAGCGCAAAGACCGCGCACTGGCAGTTTCAGGGCGCTTGGTCGAGCTTGCTCTGCACGTTCATCAGCAGGGGCTTTCCGGCATTGAAGCCGCTGATCTGATCCGCCGCGAGGCTGAGCGCTATCAGAATGAATCGCAGGAGCTGCACTGATGGCCGACTCAATGGACATGGCTCAGGCCCGCGCCGATGAGTTGCTGGCTTGGAATATCGACAGCGTGGTTAATCGCCCGGTCAGCGTGGCGGCTTTCTTCTGCGAAGACTGCGATGCGCCAATCCCTGAACTGCGCCGCCGCGCCGTGCGTGGCGTGATTCGCTGTGTCAGCTGTCAGGAAGTGGCCGAACGGTATTCCCGATAATGTCTGATGCACAACAATACTTCTACCCGTGGAATGCTCCACGGGAAGCCATCGCCAGCCCGTATCCCACCTATAAGGAAATGCACAGCCGCAGTCAGATGATTGCGGCTTTAGCGCGTGCGCAGGAGTTACTGGAAAAGCAGCCGACGCTGATCCAGCTCGACGTTAAGCGCCGCGTTAGCGAGCTTGAAAAGACCCAGGGCATTGCCCGTGCCAATGCGTACTTAGCAAAAACCTTTGTTGAGCGCACATTGCCACGCGTTGAATGCGTCAGTGATCAGTACCGTCTCGGCGAAATGAGCAGCGGCACGTTTAACCTGCTGGCAGGTAACGCCGCTCAACAGGCTGGCGCGGCCAGCGCGGCCGGTACGCTGTGGGAGCTGATGCGCCGCTTTAACCGCCTGCCGAATATGGCGCGCGCTGATGTCGATCTGCTGGCCGGGGATGTGGCTAATTTCATCCTCGCCGAGCTGGTACAGGCGCACGCGCAGGCCAGCGACGAGTCGGATTACAAATACACCCATCGCGTTTACATGACCGCCGCCACTATCACCCGGGAGCTGAGGCAGACGCCGCCGCTGTGGGAAAAGGTTACGTCCCGCCTGTTCGCCCCGGAGGAAGTGACCCCGGCGATCATGCGCATGCAGACCGAAAAATGGTGGAAGGGTCGCCTGCGCCGCGTCGCCGCGTCATGGCGTGAGCATCTTCAGATTGCCCTGGCTAACGTCAGCAAAAAGCATACACCTTACGCCAGCAGCATGACCGTCTCCGAATGGCGCGAGCAGAAGCGCCGCACCCGTGAGTTTCTGAAGGGTATGGAGCTGGAAGACGAGGAAGGCAACCGCATCAGCCTGATCGAGAAGTACGACGGCAGTGTGGCCAACCCGGCGATCCGCCGATGCGAGCTGATGACCCGCATTCGCGGCTTCGAAAACATCTGCAACCAGATGGGATTTATCGGCGAGTTCTACACGCTGACCGCACCGGCGCGCTATCACGCCACAATCAAAACCGGTCATCGCAACCGCAAATGGAACGGCGCCAGCCCTGCTGACACCCAGCGCTATCTCTGCAGCGTCTGGCAAAAAATCCGCTCCAAGCTGCACCGCGAGGAAATCCGCATCTTTGGGATCCGCGTTGCCGAGCCTCATCACGACGCGACCCCGCACTGGCACATGCTGATGTTTATGCGTCCCGAACAGGTTGAGCGCGTGCGCGAGATTATGCGTGACTACGCCTGGCAGGAAGACAGCGGCGAGCTGATGACCGACAAGGCCCGCAAGGCCCGCTTTCACGCGGAGGCTATCGACCCGGAGAAGGGTAGCGCAACGGGCTATGTCGCTAAGTACATTTCCAAAAATATCGACGGCTACGCGCTGGATGGCGAGAAGGACGACGAAAGCGGCAAAGACCTGAAGGAAACCGCCTCGGCCGTTTCCGCCTGGGCGGCACGCTGGCACATCCGGCAATTCCAGTTTGTGGGCGGCGCGCCGGTGACGGTTTACCGCGAGCTGCGCCGCATGGCCGACAGCGAAACCGCGCACGGGCTCAGCGTTGAGTTTGCAGCCGCGCACGACGCTGCTGATGCGGGTGACTGGGCAGGTTACGTTAATGC